GATTTAGTAGATAGTTTTATGAATATTGGATTTGGTACAATTATTGGTACTGGACTTCATGTAGGTGCTGGTGCATTAAAAGATATAGGTACTGCTCAAAAATTTGAAGCACAAATTATAAAAAATAAAAAAAATTTAGATGAAGGTACAGGTGGTGAACCAGAGTTAAATTTATACAATCAATACTATCCTGTTAATGGTGAGTTTATGATGAAGTTAGAAAAAACTGATCCAAGAACTAGAGAATTATTATTAGCAAAAGCAATAGGAGATTTATCATTAGAAAACCCTGTTAATACTGCAAGTATATTAGATGCAGATGCAACATTGCGTGAAGGTACAGCTAATCCAGCTACAGGAGAAATTAAAAGTACAACTAGAAATACCTTTAATGATGCGGATGTAAATCCAGTTAATAAAAATATTGATAATTTAAGTTCTGCTGAAAACGATATTGTAATGAATCGTGAATCTCAAGATTTACTTGATTTAAGAAATAAACAAACAGAACAAGGTTTAATTTTAAAAACAGATTTTGGTAATGAAGGAATACCAGATGTTTTAACAAATACAACAGAAGCTCTCGATGATTTTAATACAAACTCAAAAGAAGTTGAAGAAACAGTAAAAGATTTTATTAATTGTGAAAATGGAAATACATAATCATGGCTAAAAATACTTGCATAATAAGAGTAGAAAATTTATTAAAAAAATCTTCTATTAAAAGTATAAAAAAACAAGAAATAATAAATGCTATTAAAGATGCAATGGCAGACAAAAAATTATCATCTATTGATGAGGTTGATGTAGATGCGGTAGCTAAAGATGTTACTGCACAAATGAAAGCTCAAAAACAAAAAAATAAAATAAATGCTATAAAAGATGAAATATTAATAAGAAAACATCAAGAAAATATTTTAACTAATTTTGCTAATAATGAATTTGAAGGATTAGCTTCAGTAATGGTTGGATCAAACGATCAAGTAACCGGAGCAAGAGATTCTGTTTCAGTTGCACAAGAAGGTGCAATGGCAAATTTAATTACTGAATCTAATCAATTATTAAAACAAGCAGGTGTATTTAATTTTTTTAAAGATATGGATGTAAAAACTCAAAGAAAAGTTACTAGAACTATATCTGAACTTGCTGTTGAACCTACTTTAACAGAACAAAGAGCTGGAATAAAACCTAAAGTAACAGAACAAAATCCAGACATTATAAAAGTTGCAAAAGTTATGCACGAATTTTCTGAAAAAATTAGACAAACTTTAAATGCTAAAGGAGCAAATATTCCTAAAATGTGGGGTTGGGTTGTTAAACAAAGTAATGATATATTTGAAGTAAGATCGGCAGCTAATAGATTGGGTTTAAAATTAGATGATATTAAAGCTGATCCAGATTTAATAGGAACAGATATAAATTATAATAAAAATTATCAAGCATGGAAAAATTTTGCAATGCAAGGATTAGATGGAGATAGAACTTTTGCTACTGCTGATAACATAGATTCATATATGCGTTTTATTTATAATACTTTAGTTGGTAATAAAATTCAAATGTCTGATGCTGCAAGTAATATTTATGGATCAAGAGATTTTGCAAAAGGTGCTGGTTCTAAAAGAGTATTACATTATAAAACTGCAGATGATTGGTTTAATTATCATTTAAAATTTGGAACTGGAACATTACAAGAAGCCTATTATTCTGGAATAATGACAGCAGGAAGAAATATTGGAATGATAGATAAACTTGGAACTAAACCTATAGATAATTTTGAAAAAATTAGATTAGGTGTTCAATCAGTTTTAGCAGAAGCAGGAAGAGATACAGGAAAAATATCAAGTGCTAGACCCTTTAAAAAATGGATGAATGTTATAGATGGTTCTATGCACACACCCGATAATTTTGTTTTAGCTAAAGCTGGAGCAATAATTAGAACTGTTGGAGATATATCAAAATTAGGTGGAGCAGGTATTTCAGCTACTGCTGATTTAGCTATTTATGGATCAGAAATGAAACATCAAGGTGATGTATTTTTAGGTTCTATGGCTGATGCAATGGCAGCTCTTGCACAAATTAGACAAAATCCAGAATTTAAAGATATAGCTGAAGGATTAGGATTTATGATAGATGGAATAATTCACGATACAGCTAATAGAAATTCTGCTGGAGATTTTAATTCTAAAGGTGCTACAGAAATTAAAAGAGCATTTTTTAAATTAAATCTTTTAACTTGGTGGACCAATACTTTAAAAGAAAACGCAATGTTAGGTATGGCAAACTATTATGCTAAACAAAAAAATTTAAAATTAAATCAACTAAATAAACCCTTACAAAATTTATTTAATGTTTATAATATAAATTCTGTAAAATGGGATGTTATTAGAAAACAGGCAATGGTTAAAGCAAGTGATGGAAAAGAATTTATTAATATTTCTCAATTAGATAATATTTCTGATTTTGATATGGAAAGAATTTTAGAAAGAACTGATTTAAGTAAAGCAGAATTACAAATACAAAAAACAAATTTTAAATATTCAGTATCTGGAATGTTAATAGACAGATCAATTCATGCGGTTATTCAACCAGATGCTAGAGTTAAAGGAGTAATGACACAAGGATTAATGAAAGGAACTGGCATGGGAGAAGCTATGGGTTTTCTAGGTCAATTTAAAGGTTTTCCAATGGCTCTTGTTAATATGGTTGGTGGAAGAGATATGGCTTTTATAAAAAAAGGACCAAATCAAGATGTAGGAAGAGGAATAAGAGGAATGGGAGCTACTTTTGTAACACTTGTTATGATGGGTTATGTTGCTATGTCTTTAAAAGATTTATTAAAAGGTAAAAAACTTCGTGATCCAAGATTAAAAGCAACTTGGTTTGCAGCTGCTGCTCAAGGTGGGGGACTTGGTATTTATGGTGATGTATTATTTAGAGAACAAAGAGATTCTGGTAGTGTTGTTTCTGGTCTTGTAGGACCAACTGCGACAACTCTTGCTGATGTTTTATTGGCTGTAAATTATGGTATTCGTGGAGAAGGTGGTGCTGCAGGTAAGGCTGCTTATAGAGCAGTAAGTCAAAACATACCTTTTGCAAATTTATTTTATATTAAAGCTGCATTTGATTACATTATAGGTTATCAGATGATGGAAACTATGTCTCCCGGTGTATTAAAAAGAGTAGAAAAAAGAATGAAAAAAGAATATAACCAAGAATATCAAGAAAATTTTTTGTTTACAAAACCATCAAGAAATAATAAAGGTTTTTAAGTTATGACAGTATCTACAACTATTATTAAGAATTTCCACAATGGTAATGCAAGTACAACTAACTTTGCTTATCAATTTAGAATTTTAGAGGACACCGATCTTTTAGTTATTATCCGTACAAACTCCACAGGAGCTGAAACAACTAAAACATTATCAACACATTATACAGTAGCCGGTGCAGGAGATGCGTCTGGTGGAAGTATAACATTTACTGGGGGAAATATTCCTGCAAGTGGTGAAACAGTTGTAATCAGACGGAATGTCCCGCAAACTCAAGCAATAGATTATATTGCTAATGATCCATTCCCTGCGGAGACACATGAAGAGGGTCTGGATCGTGGTACTATGGTTGCTCAACAAGTGGCAGAGGAATCAGATAGATCAATAAAATTATCAAGAACAAACACAATGACTTCTACAGAGTTTACTGTAGGTGCAACAGATAGAGCAAATAAAATTTTAGCCTTTGATAGTTCTGGAGAAATTTCAGTAACACAAGAACTTGGTACATATCAAGGTACAGACGCAACAACAACTACAGCAGCTTATGCTATTAGAGATATGATTAAATCTACAACTGCTGGTCAATTAAATAATGTTTATATTTGTATAGCAGATAGTGTTATTGGAGATTTATTAACTGATACCGATCATTTTGAATTATTAGTAGATGCTTATAGTGCAGCAAGTTCTGCTACAGCAGCAGCAGCAAGTGCAGCAGACGCACAATCATCAGAAGATGATGCAGAAACCGCACAAACAGCTGCCGAACTAGCTGAAACAAATGCTGAAACAGCAGAGACTAATGCAGAGACAGCAGAGACTAATGCTGCAACATCAGAAACTAATGCAGCAACTTCTGAAACAAATGCTGGTACATCCGAAACAAATGCTGCGACATCAGAAACTAACGCAGCTACATCAGAAACAAATGCTGCTACATCAGCAAGTAATGCTTCAACATCTGCAAGTACAGCTACTACTCAAGCATCAAATGCAAGTACATCAGCAAGTAACGCAAGTACAAGTGAAACAAATGCTGGAACTTCTGAAACTAATGCTGGAACTTCTGCTTCTAATGCCTCTACTTCTGCTTCCAATGCTAGTACATCTGAAACTAACGCAGCTACTTCTGCAAATGAAGCCGCAGCATCTGCTGATGCTTTTGATGATGTTTATTTAGGTTCTAAATCTTCTGATCCAACTACAGATAATGATGGTGATGCTTTAGCTGCTGGTATGCTTTATTATAATACTACTTCAAATATTATGCGTATTTATAGTGGTAGTG